GCGGCAGCCGGCCGATCATCTTCACGAAGTCGGTCACGGTGAGCGACTCAAACCCGGTCGCGCCCGCACCGGCGGTCAGGACGGCAGCGTTGTGCGTGCCGTCGTTGATCTTGTTCACGACGCCGTTGATGCCGCCGTACTGGCTGGTGCCGTCACCAACCCAGCCGCACAGGTCCGTCTTATAGGCCAGCGAAGTGGCGAACTCGGTAGCCACCGCGTCAGCCAGCGAAATCAGGGCGTCCTCGACCACCTCGCTCGACATCCGGGTGCCCACGGCGAGCTTCTTCGCCACAAGCTGGACGTTCGAGTAGGTCGGCTCACTCTCAGTGACGGCAGTGCCTTCACCGACGAAGTAAGCCGTGGTGCCGCCGACGCGCTTCGGCACGATCATCGTGTCGCGGCTCATCGTCACCTTCTCGACGCTCGACGCGGCGAAGGTGCCGTAGTTCTCCACGAGCCGAATCACGCGGCTGGCAAACTCCTCGGGAACGAGGGCGCCGCCGGTCGAGTTGGCGTTCTCGCCGAGAGCACGGCTCTCGACGCCATGATCCTTGCACCACCGAATGTCGTCGGCGTTCTTGAACACGGCCGCCCGCAGCCATCGGCCGCAGCGGTAGGCGCTCTCGACGGCCTCGGGGCCGTCATTGAAGGCGGAAAGCTGGGTGTGATGCACGCCAAGCGAACGAATCTCGACCTTCTTCTCCTCGGCCTTGGGGGCCTCGGCGGCGGGTGCCGGGGCAGGGGCGGCCTTCTCGATCACCGACCGCAGTTCCGCCTCCTTGGCGGCAAGCCGTGCCTCGAAGTCGAGGCCAGACTTCAGGTCGTCGGCTTCCTTGGAAAGCCGGACAAGATCGGCCTGCTGCTCGGCGGAACGGTCCTCCACAGAGGCCAGTTCGCTCATCTGGGCGGCGACAGCCGCGGCCCGCTCCTGAAGACGCTTGAGATTCGACGCCATTGTCGGCCTGCTCCTTGTTGAGCCGGCCAACGCAGTCCAAAGCGGCGGCCGGCGAGTGTTTGTCTCGCTAGCGCGCCGCGACTTTGCGTCGCTCGCACTGTCCTTCGCAGCGTCCACTGCGAAGCACTATGTCTATACTGGTAGCCTACGATGCCGATGAGGCGGCGTGCAACTGAGTCGTCAGCAAGATCGCCTTGAGTGCCGCCGCCTTTGCGATGGCATTTGCCGTCTCGTCTCGCTCCTGCACCTGCTGCGGCTGTTCCTCGGCCTTCGCCGGCTCTTCCTTTACGCTCTCTTCGCTCATCTTGTCCTCTGGAATGACCCACAACTTGCACACCGCCTCCGGCGCGATGTCGCCGGCCACGATGTAGCATCGCCCTTCGCCCTCGAAGAAGACGCAATTCTTGCAGTTGATCGCCCCGAATGGGCTCTCGGCAATGTAATGCGACTCTTTTTGCGACCACGGGCCGTACTCTTCGGCAATCGACTCATACGCCTCGGCCGTCGCAAGCTCGCGCTCACTCAGGACGCCTTCGTATTCGTCCTCGACGCCCTCTTCGCCGACGTCACGGTCCTCGGCTGACCGCTCCATCTGGGCGACCTTGGCCTCGCTCCACCGCCACGCCGGATCGCCACCCCAGAGCATCCAGGCGGTGTAGCCCGGAGTCTCTTCGCCGGCCTTGTTCCAGCCCGGCCGCTTATCGACCTTGTGCCGACGGAACCAAGCCCGCATTTCTCGGACATGGTCGGGCGTCAGTTCCTCGCGAGCGGCGATTCGCTTGGCCCTCGCCGCCGTCTCCGGCTTCAAGCCGTCGCCCGAACGGCCATCCTCGTGCAACTTGAGGCCACGCTTGGCGGCAGCAGCCATGCCGGCGGACGGAACGAGCCCTATTTTTTCGGCACTTCGCTGCTCATCCGAGGCAGCCACAGAAACGGCTGTTTCGGCGGCTTCCTGCTCCTGCGCGGTCGCCCGGCGCTGCACCCACCTGAGTCCCGCGTCGCCGCCGGCCAGTTGCCACTCAACCCACGCGGCAGAGCCGTTCCATCCCTTGGCCTTTGACTCCAAACACCGCTTGTAGACGCCTGTGAGATACTCGCACTCCTCGACGCAGACCACTTCGCGGCCTGCGATCCGCTCGGAAATGCCCACGAGCACCTGATCGACGCCTTCGTTGCGTTCGGCGAGCTTGAGGCCACGCTTGGCAGCATTGGCCATCGTCTGAGTCGGCCGGTGATTCTCGCCCAGGGCGATTTCGAGGGCTCGGCGGCTCACTACCACGCTCGATGCGGCGTAGGCAGGCCGCACGACGGGGCCGACGTCCTCCAAAAGAGCGACCTTCTTCACCTCGCGGCACTGCATTCCGCGCTCATTGCGGGTCCAGCTATCGCCGGTGCCGTCTTTGCGGACGGCAAACGCGAAACTAGAGCCGACCACCGTGCGATCCTTCACCCATTCGACCACATCGCGACCGACGCTCGTGCGTTCGTTCGGCATAAGCTCGTACCGGAGGCCGTAGCCGTCGGCGGTCAGCTTGAGCGACCCGTTCGACGTCCTGCCCAAGAGCATGTTTCGGTCGTGATTGAACACGCCGATGACGTCGGGGCTCGTCGCGAGCACCTCGTCGAAGGCATTCGGGTGCATTCGCTCCACAAACCCGTTCAGGACGCGGCTTTCGGTGTTGAAGACGGCCGCGTACCCCATGATGACGGGTCGCTTTTCGCCGTTTTCGGCGTCGCGATACTCGATCGTGGCGTCAGAGATTGTGATCCGGCGTTCGATTTCCATGTCAGACCTGCACCGAGAGGTAGTTGTCGAGGCCGATCTGCTCAATGACTTTCTGGGTAGCCTCGATTTCGCGAATGGAGCCCTCGCTTCCCTCCAGCAGGTCAGCAAAAACCAGGGCAGAAAGCTCGTCGCCGACGCTTCGCGCCGCCAGAATGTTGGCCCGCTCGGCCTGCGCGGCGGCGGTTTCGAGCGCCATGTTGGCCGACAGGATGCCCTCGAAGTCGTGTCGCGGCCACTCGGGCGACGAATGCTCGTAAGTCGGCTGAACGTCGTAGTATTCCAGGCGAGACAGGCACTTTTTCAGGTGGTCCCGCTCCTCTGTGACGTCCTCGGCGTACTTGTGGGCGAGTTTCTCGTAGCCCCAGCGGCCAAGATGCTCAGAGAGTGTCTGGTAGTGCTCGACCGCCTGGAGATGCAGGCGGACAGAGGTCTGGAGAGCGTCGATGACAACGGACTGCGCTGCGGGCATGGCTAAAATTGGTGCTTGTCGCACCACCCTTGGGTTGCTGTTTCGTATTTCTGGCCGCTCCGGTGGCACTCCAGCAGGAGTTCCCGCGAGCGATTCGTCCACTCCACGACGAATACATCAATGTCTCGCCCGGTAGCCTGTGCGGCGTCGCGGAGTTCGTCCCGCATCCGCACCTGCATCTGGTCGAACCACTGAGTGAGCTTCTCTGGCTTGTTCCGCCGCTCCAAAACGCCGTCGGCTTCGATGCCGGCGAGTCGCCGAAGGTGCGTGCGGAAGACGATCTCGGCGTCTGCGGCCCCGCGGGGCTGCGTGCTGGCCTGCCCAACTGCCTGCTCGGGCTGGCCGTCGATGCCGGTCGTCAATGTTTCGGCCTCCATCTCGCCGTCCATGCTGTCTGGAGCGGGGGCTGGATTCGTCTTTCCGGTGGGGTTGTCGGGCGTGAATGCCGACAAAAGCTGCATGTTGACCTGAATGAACCGCTTCTTGCCTTGCCCGTCGGGCAGGGGGTTGTAGCCGATGGCGGCGCGGTATTCGTCGATGTCGATGGCGGCGTTATTGAACGCCTCGCGGAGGAACTGGGCCTTCGCCTGATAGTCGCCGGCCAAGAGGGCGTTGGTATCGAACTGGCAGAAGAACTGGCGATCATCGACCACTAAGTCGCGCCGGGCAGCCATTTCCCATCGGCGGCACCACGGAATCAGCGAGAAAGTGATGAAGTCGATGCTCGACTGCTCGGCCGTTGAATACCGGACATTCGACAAGTCGCCGACCATGTGTGGTGGCACCCGGAAGCACCGCAGCACCTCTTCGACTTGGTATCTCCGCGTCTCGATAAGCTGGGCCGTGTCATTGCGGACGGGGTCGTCCTTTTTCTTGAAGCCGTAAGGCATCACGACGGTTTTGTATGCCTTGTCCGGCCCCTTGTGGGCCTCGTCCCACTGGGCCTTGAAGCGTGCGAGAGCCTCCGGCTTGTGGGGTTGATCGGCCTCGATGTAGGTGCCCGCCTTGGCCCCGTTCCCAAAAAATGCCGACGAGTGCAGTTCAGTCGCTCTGGCGAGCCCAATGGCTTCACGAGACAGCGTCACGGGCACGAATCCGGTCACGCCGTCACTCGACAGCCATCGCAGGTGGAAAATCTGATCCTGCCGATACTCCGTAATCTCGACTTCCGGCTGTGTCGGGGTCGCCGGCTCGCGGTAGTAGTACCGCAGCTTGCCGTTCGACAGCCGCTTGGCCTCCATTCGCGACGGATGGAGCGGAATCAGTTCATCGACGGCCCCGTGGCGGCTCGACGGCTTGATGTAGGCGTAGGCATTGCCCCACAAAAGCAGCCAGCTTTGCATCAATTCGCGAAACTCGAAACTCGTCATCCACGAGTTCGGCTGGTAGGCGAGCACTTCCTGTAGGTGCTGCTCCTCCGCGATCTCCTTCCCGCCGCCGGCCAGCCGCCGGTAGACGTTGAAGGGCATCGACGCGATCGACTCGGCCAGCACCCGGACGCAGGCCAAGACGGCGGAGCACTCCAGGGCCGTTTCTGGGCTGACCGTCACTCCGGCAACGCTGCGGCGGGTGTTGACAATCTCCTCGAAAATGCGGGAGAGATTGCCGCGAAGCTCGATCACATCGGCGATTTCGGCGTCTTCGGCTACGACCACTTAGAACACCAGCAGTTGAGGTTCGTCGTCAGCCGGCGGGGCTTCGCCGCCCACCAGCCCGAAGCACATGACAAGTGCTACTGCACCGTCAATTCGGGCCTTTGAGTGACTATGCTGTTTCGTCGGCTTGATATTCCCGGCTTCGTCCTGCTTGACCTGCATATTGCTAATGTGAAGGGCCAACGCCGGGTTGCCGCCGTGGCGGATTTTTCCGCCCAAAACCAGCGTTTCGAGCATTTTCGTGGGTGCGCTCATGCTGGCGTACCCCTGCCCGAATGGTTTTACGTCGATGCCCTCCGCAATCAGTTGCGTCGTGAGATGCGTTGCATTCCAGCGGTCGATGGCAACACCACGGACGTCATTCTTCTCGCAAAACGAGAGAACGTAGTCGCGCACGGCGTCATAGTCCGTGATATTGCCTTCTGTTAGTGTAACAAACCCGTCTCTGGCCCATTGACGATACGGGGCTTCGTCCCGGTCGGCGGACTCCTCGGGGATGAACAGGTGGCAGAACACGTCGTAGGTCGTCGTGCCATCCTCATCGACATGGGGCCACACCGCCGAGAACGCCGTCGTGTCGCTTGTGCTCGACAAGTCGAGGCCGCAGTAGCACGGGCGGCCGTCGGTCGGAAACAGGGGATCGCCGTTCTTTTCCCACAAGCCGGTGCGGAAGAAGCGGTTTGCCCCGTTTGACACCCATTGGTTCAGGTAGAGGGTGCGGAATTTGATTTCCTCACTCACGCTCTCCCTGGCCAGCCGCGCCTCCCGCTCCATGAACTCCTTGCGGATCGTGATGCCGTAGTTCGGCGAGGCGATCTTCCATGTCTCTTCATCAAACGGGTCGGCGTCGTCCGGGGCCGCATAGATACACGGCAGAAACGTCGGATCGTCGATGAGGCCGTCGCGGACCTTCAACGCTCGCTGCCACTCCTCGTAGCAGGGGCCGACACGGTCCATCCCGGCCGTCGTCACGTAGATAACCAGAGGCTCCTCGCGGGCGCCCATGCCTGATTCGAGGACATCGACGAGATCGCGGTTGGGCTGAACGTGGAATTCGTCCACGATGCACACACTCGGATTGAAGCCGTGCTTGCCCTTGTGCTCGCTGGAAAGGAACTGAATCGTCGATTTCTTGTGCGGTATTACTATGCTGTTTTTGTATATCTTGCACCGCCTGAGCAGGCCGGGGCAGGATTCGATATACCGAGAGCAGGCCGTGAACAGCAGGCTCGCCTGCTTGCGATCGCCGGCGGCAATCAAAATCTGGCCGCCTTCGGCACCAAAGAATCCCTCGAAAGCGCCGATAACGGCGCACATGGCCGTTTTTCCGCTCTTGCGGGGCAGGGCGAGCAGAGATCGCTGGTACTGCCGCAGGCCGTCTGGGCGCCGCGTGTTGAACAGCTTGTCGAGGTAGTCGTCCTGCCACGGCTCCGGTACGAACGGCTTGCCGGCGAACGGTGCCTCGGTGTGCTTTAGCAGCCGGGCGAACTGACGTATATCAACCGGTCGCTGTGTCGCCAAACAATTCGTCCACCGGGTCGCCGGCGACCTTGGTTGCGCCGTACCCCAGGCGGGTGCGGTCGGCCGGGGTCAGGCCAAGGACGGTTTCAAGCTGCCTGAGTTGCTCGTGGCAGGTGTTCGCTTGGTATTGCCACTTGCTCGGCCGCGTGAACCGAATGCTGCCATCAGGGGCCAGCACCTCGACGTAGCCGCAGCCGGCCTTCGCAAGCTGCATCTCGGCCTCGCGCCACCGCTCCCAAATGATCGAGTAGCGGACGATGACCTCAGTGTCGCTCTCGGCCAGCGTTCCCATCCGCTGCGTGTAGCCGCAGACGAGCCTGAACATCTCCTTCGCGGCCGGCCGAATCCACTCGGGCGGCTCTGGAATCGCAGAAACAGGCGAGCCAAGTTCCTCGCGGTACTTGGCTTCCTTGCTTCCTCGCATCTGGAGGATGTGCTTCGGTAGTGGTGCCGGGCCGCGTGCCATGCCTCATAGTATCACCCGGTAGCCTTGCGGCGTGCAAAGGAGTCGGCGTCTTGCGTCCCCCGCTCGCAGTTGCAGGCCCAGCAAGCGGCTTGGCAGTTGTCGAAGACGTGCCCCGGCGACGTAGGCCCAAATGAGAGCGGGACGATGTGGTCGATCGTCGGAGATCGAGGGTGCGGGGTTCTGGTGCCGACGATGGTCGTGAACGACCGCAGCAGAGCCACTCCGCACAACTGGCACCCCCAGCCGTCTCGCTCCATGACGGCCTGCTTGCTTACCTTCGTGTACGGCGTGCCGTACTTTTTGCACCGCTGGCGAAACGTGCAGGCGCTGCCGTGCTTTTTGCGGTGCGCCCTCCTGTACCTTCGCCGTTGCTCCTTCTGTCTCTTGTCTGCGCACCCCGAGCACAACCGCCTGCCGGCGTTGAGCGCACTTCCGCAGCCCTCGCATTGTCTTTCCGGCTTGATTTCGACACTCCTGCACGATGGGCACTTTTCATGCGTTTCGCCTGCGGAGTCTCTTTGGCGGCAGAATCTCCTTCCGCAGTCAGGGCAACTGGACACCACCGGCCACTGGTCATCTCCCCACGACAGAAACCAGCCGGCAAGCCTGCGGGTAGCCTCCGAGGGGCGTTCAGCGCATGGCTTCCTGAGCCGACGAGCCTCGAACGCGCAGTCCCGCGAGCAATACTTCTTCTGGCACGAGACGTTACCGCTCGGAAAGCGTTTTCTTGTGAACGGTTTTTCGCAGTTCAGGCACACGTACTTGCGTGCGGGGATTGCCGGGCTCGCAAGCCTGCATTGTTCTGAGCAAAACCGTTGTCGGGCCTTTTTCTTCTTGAACGGTTTGCCGCAATGGTCGCAGTTCGCGTCCGGCGGCTTTGTGGCGGCGGCGCTTCGGCACTCTTGAGAGCAAAAACGCCTTCCTGTGGATTCAAACGAAACGGCGCAACGCTGGCACTTGGACTGCCTTGTGGGCTTGCGTTTCTTCGCCTCGGAGCGGCATTTCGGCGAGCAGATTAGCCGCGTCTTTCCGGGTCCGCTTGACTGAACGATTTGCTCGCCGCAGATGCGGCACGCCGTCGCGTGGCACTTGGGCGGGCGACTGGCAGCGCGGCAGCACTCCGGCGAGCAGAATGTTCGCGGCTTATAGCCCAGGGACGGCGGCACTGGCTTGCCGCAGACTGAGCATGACTTGGCTTCCTTGCCGACGACGCTCGTTGCGCTGTCGTCCACCGGCAAGTTTTACGCCAGGAGAGCTTTTTCTCCAAATCGCCGATTTGAAGCGGCCAGCGAATTAGGTACGCCCCGCCGATCACGCGCCTCG